GCCAAATTATAATGCGATAAACAATGAATATTTGCCTACTCCGGTATTAAATAGTTTTTCAAGTTTTGGAATGTAATGTAATAAATGTAATAAATGTAATAAAAATAATAAAATAATAAAATAATAAATATAATAAATAATGTCCTCTTTTGATTTTATTACAAATTCATATGAAAAACTAATGCTAGAGACAGCATATGATGCAATTACTTCGCTGGAATTATGGGATTATATGAAAACCCCAACTAAAAATTTTATTCTTTGTGTAGACACAGAGTTGGAACTTATAATGAACGAAGTTGTAAAATTAGGATATGATGGTCATTCTGGTGCCTCTTTTACTTGGACATTGAGAGAAATGCAATACATTGCTCAACATAGTTTATCACAATATATTCAAGTAAGAAAGGATGAAGAACAAGAAGAGAGAAAAAGAAGAAGAAGATGAGAAAAAAGAAAAAAGAAAAAAGAAAAAAGAAAAATAAAGTCGCGCCACACTATTCTCTCTTTTTAACACATTTCTCATCCATTTGAAATGTTTCGCCAGTATCTGTTTGCGGAACTATTTTAATAATACATTTAGCTTTTTCTCCATAAAGTGGTTCAGTGCAACCCTTTTCTCGATTTTTTAATGTTTTTACCTTTTTATATTTGAAAATTTTAGGTGTCAAACATCTGGCTCTAAAATGTTCATATCTCTCTTTCACCTCACAAAATTTCAAATTGGATTTTTTATTCAACATTTTATTGATTAATTCGTGTAAATCATACACATACCGAGAAAATGTTTCGCGATTTGCCATTTCTTTCATGGTTAACGGCAATTGTTTGAAATTAGTTTTTAAATTAATTCGACAATATTTACAAGGCAATACATTTTTCAAATTTAACACAAAATTCCTATAATTTTTCTTATCGTCTGAAGTTGGATTAACTGGATAATTAAAACTCATAATATGTAAATAATGCCACATGCTTGGACCCCATACGCTCGTCAACATTCCATCTCCGCTGTTAAAATCCTTCTTAGAATATACGCGTTTTGTTTTTGTCATATAATTTCATCATACAATAATTTTCTCAATAATTGTTTTAGAATAATTTATAGGTTTATTTAGAACTCGCGAAAACACTGTTGAAATAATTTGTTTGTAATATTTTTCATCGTTTAAAAAATCTCTCTTATTGATTTGTATTAATTTTCCGTCATTGTTTCTGTATAACATTATAAAGTATAATTCGTCGTGTTTATATATTTTAATTTATTTTATTAAAATATATGAATGTTTCAAGTGTATTGTCAAACATCCCCAAAATAAACAAAGGCACGGTTCTAATAATTCTTTTTATTTTGGTATTATTAGGCATTTCTTTGTATTATTATTTTACATTAGGCAGAGCGAATACTTCCTTTAACCACAATTCAGAACATAAACAGGTGGATTCTAAAAACAACAGTCAAGCAGAATTGATATTATTTACAGTTGATTGGTGTCCTCATTGCAAAAAAGCACAACCTATTTGGAATGAATTGAAAGCGGAATATGAAGATAAAACTATTAATGGTTATACAATTTTATTTACTGAAGTAAATTGCACAAATGAAAGTCCTGAAGTAGAAAAAATGATAAATAAATATAAAATTGAAGGTTATCCGACAATTAAACTATTAAAAGACGGCAATGTTATAGAATACGATGCAAAACCGAATAAGGCTACATTAGAACAATTTTTAAACACTGTATTATAATTTATCGGTCTCGTGAGTATCGGTCTCGTGAGTATCTGCTTCCATCATATCACGTCTTTCCATAAATAATTTAGAAGTTTCTCTCCCATATTCCCATAATTGTTTTCTATGTTCTATAGAATTTAAGGCTTCACTTAAATTTGTAATGTTCATCATTTTACAATCAAATACAATTTCATTTTTAATGGGGAGTTGTTTATCATCTGAACTCAAATTATATATCAATTTAAAAACAAAATTTAAAATAAAATCCAACAATGTAGAAGTTGATTCAATGATATTTGTTTCATTATAATTTTCATATTTATTTTTAAATCCAAGAATTTCATCTTTTTCAGAATGAGTGCATTTATTCAAAGGATAATTTACCATAATGCCTCCATCAATAAAACATTTACCATCTATACAAACAGGAGAAATAATAACAGGCAACGCACACGTCATATGCAATGCAGATAATAATGATAAATTGGGGTGTGTTTTATAGGAAACATCTACTAATTCAAATACATTTATTTCAAATGTGAAAAAATGTATTTCAACTTTACTATATTCATAAAATTCTAATAAAGTAATATCACACGAAATATCTTTAGCATCAAATAAAGGTTTCATACATTTTTCAAATGTAGTAATGTTAAAAATCCCTTTATTTACATAAGTGTCTACAATAGAAGAGACGTTTATCGGAAAAACTTCATTCCAAGGACGCATAATAATATAATCAAAAATTGTTTGCCATTCAAATCTTAAACACAACAATACGGCAATTATTGCTCCAGCAGATGTCGCATAAATGCTTTGAATGTTATCCACATTTATAAATTCATTCTCATATAAATAATGAAGAGAGCCTAATGTTTGTATAATAGTTGGTCCTCCACCTGAAATAATTAAATGTTTTATTGTTGTCGTTGTCATTAAATCTGATTTACATTTATTTTTAATTACTTTTTTCTTTTATTTAATTAATGTCAAATATATTTACTCTTGAAAATATTGATGAATTTTCGGAAAAAATAAACATTGATGAATTATATGAAAAAAAGAGACAACACGATGTCGGCAAATTAGAATTATTCAATAAAATATTAAATAGAATACACGTTCGAATTAAAACCACTTCTAGACAAAAATTAGATGAACAATTTTGTTGGTTTGTTGTTCCAGAAGTAATTATTGGTGTTCCAAAATATGACCAGGGTGCGTGCATCGCATATATAGTAGACAAATTAAAAACAAATGGTTTTCACGTAAAATATATACATCCAAATACTTTATTAATTTCGTGGCTTCATTGGGTTCCATCATATGTTCGCAATGAATTAAAAAACAAAACAGGAATTATTGTAAATGAATATGGCGAAAAACTCAATGATTTAGATGATTTGTCTCCACCTTTAACTCAACCCACTGAAACCACTCAACAACCATCGTCAAAAATACAATTGACTGGAAAAAATTATACTCCAATAACATCTTACAAACCTTCAGGTAATTTAGTATATGCGAATGATTTGTTGAATAAATTAGAAAAGAAAACACAATAAAACTAACAACCTTGGGAATTGTAAAAATAAAATAAAATAAAATACAATAATTATATATGGGAAAAACTAAAAAAAGAGGTAATTGTAAAAATAAAACGCAGAGGCGTGTATATGAGCCTTTTGAAAATATAATAAAACCTGAAAGTATTACAGTAGAAAAAGAAATTAATGAAATTTTCAAGACTCCATTTGTTCCTTCAAAAATAACACCTAAAAATGATTATTATTCGTATATTAATTATAAATGGATGAAAACAGCGCAGGTTCAAAAAGGTGCTGAATATATCATTCAATTAGACGATTTTAGAATTGTTCAACACAAGGTTTATTTAGAATTGTTGAATATCGTAAAAGATTATACAAAAAACAATCATACAAAAAAATCCACAGAAATATCTAATTTTTACAAATCTTTTATCAAAGGAAGTTCATTGAATGAAATAAAAGAATATGGACGTTCCACATTGCGAATGATTGACACTATGAGAGAAAATCCTGCGAATTTGTGGAAATTGTTGGGGACAATGAATAGAAATGAAATTATATCATGGGGGCTTCCATTTAGTTATAATTTGTTTGGAGATGATAAACATCCAGATATATATAGATGTGTCATTAGTTCACCTAAGTTAACATTAATTGATGACAGTCTGTATTTTCCGGATGACGATTTAACTGATAAAAAATACAAAAAAAACTATTTAAAACATTATTTCATTTATTTAGAAGAATTATTTACATTTGTCTTTGGAAACAATCACGGGTTTATTGTCTCCGATGTGTATGATGTAGAAGTTGAAATTTTCAATAATTTTAATTGCACAAAACAAAAAGAAAATGCAGAGTATTACAATGTCATTACGAAAAAAGAGGCATTGACCAAATATAATTTTAATTGGGAAGAATTTAGCCATTGGGTCGGATATAAATCTTGTCCGGATTTTTTCATCACTTCTAGTTTGAATTATTTGGATTGTTGCACAAAATTATTGTTGAAAGAATGGACCAGCGAAAAATGGAGAACATATTTTATTTATATTTATATAAGACAATTAGTTCGATTTAATCAAGCTGGATACAGTTTATATTATAAATTTAATGGTAAATTCGTCACAGGACAAGATGACGAGCTGCCGCATGAATTGGGTCCAGTCTTTGGACTTGGTTATGCGTTCAACACTTTTTTTACAAACGAATATATTGATAAATATAAAGACGATGAAATGATTCAATATTTACAAGGACTATCTGAAGATTTAAAACAGGTGTTTATACGAATTATAGAAAATAATACGTGGCTTCAACCAAAAACCAAAAGTTATGCTTTGATGAAATTGAAACATTTAAAATTAATTGTAGGGTCGCCAAAATTATTGAGAGAAGACCCATTGTTAAATTATTCTGATTCTGATGCCTGGGGTAATTTGTTAAAAATTGCTGATTGGAGAATTAATCAAAATGTTTTATTAGAAGGGAAAAAACTTGTTGATGTGCCTGATATTGATTGGTCCTTGACACCGCCGAAATTTGTTGGAACTCAAGCATATGTTGTCAACGCAGCATATACCCCTTCTTTAAACAGTATTTATGTTCCATTGGGATATATACAAAAACCATTTATAGATTTAGATCAACGAGGAATTGAATATAATTTAGCACACGTTGGATTTACATTAGCACATGAAATGTCTCACGCATTGGATGATTTAGGTTCTCAATATGATTATACAGGAAAATTGCACGATTGGTGGACTGAAAAAGACAAACATAAATATAAACAAATACAGCGCGATATAATTAAACAATATGAAGTTTTTGCAAAATATGATGGAATTATATTTGATGCAGAACCCAGCATTGGAGAAGATTTAGCAGATATTTCAGGATTGGCTATTTGTTTAAAATATTTAAGAGATTTTCAACATAAAAATGAAGACATTATTCCAATTCGTTCGTTGTCATATAAAGCAATGTTTATATATTTTGCTTCACAACAACGACAAAAAATTAATAAAAATGCTTTAAATGCTCAACTTAAGACAAATCCCCATCCTTTAGATAAATATCGTACAAATGTTCCATTGTCAAGAATGAAAATCTTTAGGACAATTTATAATATAACAAAAAAAGATAAAATGTATTGGAATTCTACAAATACTATTTGGTAATTTAGGATAAAATCTTTAATATATATATATAGAATGGATTCGCAAATGAGAAGTATGGGACGTGGTCGAAGTTCTGCTCGTGGACGTGGACGAAGTGCTAGTCGTGGACGAAGTCTACAACAAATGGGAGGAAGAACTAGGGGACGAAGTGTTGCTCGTGGGCGAAGTGCATCTCGTGGTCGTGGACGAAGTGCTAGTCGTGGACGCGGACGAAGTGCATCGCGTGGTCGTGGGCGAAGCATGGGATATGGGCGTTCATAATTTAGGAATATTGAATATATATTAAATTAAATATTTAATATATATATAATGAGTCAAACAGCAGGTCGTCGTGGTCGTAAACATCATAATCGTTCAATGGCAGTAAAGCGTTCAGCGGCAAGACGCGCATCAGTAGCAGCAGAACAGGCAGCGTCTGCATCTCGTTCTGCTTCTAAAGCTGCATCTCGTGCGGCAAAAGCTGCTCGTTCTTCGTC